ACGGTCTCCCAACCGTCGCCGCCCGTGGCTTCATCGATCTGCTTGCCTTCCTTCTTCACCGCCTTCAGGCTGATCCGCTTGGGTTCAACCTTGGGGCGCGAGACGAAGGAGCCCGGGTTCTCGACCATGTGTTCCAGGACCTTCTCGATCTCACCGATGTGAGGGGTGACCGCGTTCAAGGCTGCGGGCGGCGCCTTCTCCTTGAAGGCCTCCACAGCAGCCAGCAGCTTGCTGGCCACGCCGACCACCGCGTTGATGCTCTTGTGATCGACGGCCTCGTTCATGCGCTTGCCTTCACGCCTCAGGTGAGGCTCAGGGCCATCGATCCACTCGTCTTCCCACCCCTCGGCTGGGAGGTGGGTCTCAGCATCTGCCATCCAGGAACCGCCGCAGTGTTGGCAGTTGAACCTGACCTCAGCACCGTCACCGGTCTTGTCGACCTCGTTGCCGAAGCCTCCGCAGTTGGGACAACGACCGGGTTCATGAGCACCGCCGTAGCGATCGGTTCCCATCTCCTGAAGCTTCGCGGCCTCTTCCTTGATCAGCTGCTGCAGCCTGGTACGAGTGATCTTCTGTTCAGTCATGCGCGCGGTCCTCTGCAACCTAAGTATTCGCTCTCGCGTCAACGGTTCAACCAGCTGAAGTCTGACACGTCACGCTGGTACGGGCTCCTCGGCGCAAGCGATGACGGGTCGCGGGGCCTGTAAACGCTGTTGGCGTTGTAGCCCTTGATGTTCGGGTTGACCAGCGGCTGCGCCTCGTTGATGTTCCCAGGCATCTGGTTGACGTCACGACGGTTGACGTGGGTCGCCTCTAGCATGGCGTACGCCATCGCGCGGGCCTGCTCATTGACGCCCTCTCCACCTTCCACCAACCAGCAGCCGATGGCCAAGCTCATGATCAGGTCATCGTAGCTGTCCTTGCTCGCCATCGGCTTGTTGCCGTTCCAGATGAAGGCCTGGAGCTGGTCATAGAGGCGCCGGGAGTACACCTTCAGCGTCTTGTTGCGGATCAGCTCCTCGAGCTTGGCAAGGATCTGAACGCGTGACTTCTGGTTGGTCGGGAACCCCGGCAGCTCAGCCGGGTCGTTCGGGATGTAGTTGAACGGGTCGCCCTTGTTGTTTGCGTAGTACAGCTTCTTGTACCCGTGGGCGTCCCTCAGCTTGACGTTGACGAAGTACCCGAAGGTGTTGTTCTCCGGGACGATGAGAGCATCGTTGTACTTCTTCCCCCACTCATGGAGCATGTCAGCCAGCTTCTCGGGCGGGACCTTGCCCATGTACTCTGCACACACCTCACAGTCCTCAGTGTCGATGACGTGGAACGCTGAGTAGTCATGGGCGTCTCCGCGTGAGACGTCCGCGCTGACGACGTAGGTGTGGCCACCGATCGGTGGTGACCAGACCCATACGTTGCGATCGTGGCCTTCCTTAGCAATGGGATCAAGGATCTGTGCGCGGAGGTCCTCCAGGTCGTTCGGTTGAAGGAAGGTGTCGCCTGACGAGTGAAAGTCACACAGGTACTCCTGGCTCACCTTGCGGCGCGGCAGAGACTTGGTCTCCTTGTCGAACCACGCCTGGTCGTGCTCAGGGTGCTTGTCCCACGGGATCCTGATGTGATTGAAGTCGTTCTGCCCTGCCTCAGCCTCCATCCATAGCCTGTAGTACTGCCCACCCACGCCGTTAGGCGTCGACAGGATGATGGCGCTTCCTCCTGTGGAGAAGGTCGGCGCTAGGCCTGTCCAGATCGTGTCAAAGTCCCTGATGAACGCCGCCTCATCGATGATGAGGAGCGACAGGGCTTCAGAACGACCTGCGTCGTCCGAGGTTGGGATGGCTGTGACCTGGGAACCGTTGCTGAAGCTGATCGATTGCTTCGTCGGCTCAAACTTCGGGAGAAGGAGCCACGACGGCAGGTTGTCGAGCGCAAACTTCACCTTCTTGATGAAGTTCATGGCCGTCGGCAGCTTGGTGGCGATGACAAGGATGTTCTTGTCCTTGTAAAAGATCGCCATCCAGACCGCGTAGGCAGCGCAGACCGTGGACAGACCAAGCTGCCTCGACTTCAGGACGATGTTGAGGCGGTGCTCCTGAAACTGCTCAACACACTCGTCCTGGAACGGGTAGGTCTCAAACGGAAGCGTGCCCCTGGTAGGGTGCTGGATCTTCACATACTTCTTGATGAAGTACGTGGGATCCTTTCCGCACTTGATGATCTCCTGTACCTGTTGGGCCTTCGTCAGCGGCGTGGGGGTGCCCATCAGCCGATCTCGAAGACCACCTTCCGCCGGTAGTAGGCAGACCGCAGCGGGCTGTGGACGTTGAAGTTGATGATCTCCAGGCTGTCGGTGGTCGAGAGCTCCTTGGTCGTCAATGATGATCCCGCTAGTTCCTTGTAGCGGCTCTTGACAGACTTCATCACCTCGCTGGTGATTGACTCTGACTCCTCAGCGTACCGACGCTTCATCTCGATCATCTGCTTCTCGGTGCCGAACTGGACCACAGCAGCGTAGGAGGCCATCAGGCGATCAGGACCCAACATGGTCAGCTTGACCGAGTACGAGGACGTCTTCGGTGTCGAGGAGCGGCCCCATGTGTTGTCTGTCGCCTGGCCAAGAGCGTTGTAGTCGATGTCTGCCATCAGTTCCTCTTCTGCCCTAAGTATGGATCAAGAGACTTCGAAGACGATCGACAGGGGTTGTCGATCAGCTTCAGCGGCGGCGAGCTGGCCAGGAACAGGCCTCCAGCCTGCCTTCCATGCCTCGCGGCGAGGCAAAGCCCATAGCCTGGCGCAGCGCTCACAGCAGTCCCAGTCGCGGTACGCCGTCTCGTCCTCACGCGATCGCATGACATGATCGCAGAGGGGGCACAGTAGAGGTACCCGCTCGGGCGCATCCACCGGTACTATGACAACGAAGCCTTCAGGCCTCTCGTCGATCAGTCTGTCCCGGAAGTACGGTCGCCAGGCCATGCCTCACTGTACATCACATGGCTGTCCTTTTCGACCTTGGTAATCTCCAGGACGTGGTCTGCGACATCCTTGACGCCCTCCACGTGGGTGATGATGATCACCGTCCTGAAGTAGCGCTTCAATGATAGCAGAAGCCTGTTGCAGGCCTCGACCGAGGAAGGATCCAGCGCACCGAAGCTCTCATCTATGATGAAGGTGTCGAGCCTAGGCAAGGAAGAGACGTTGACCATCGCCACTCGGATGGCCAACGAGGCGATCATCTTCTCCATCCCGCTGCCGAGCTCAATGGGCCTGCGGCTGTCGCCGTAGTCGATGTAGACCTCCATCGAGTCACTGTCGTCATCTACCTCAAGCTCAATGTTGAAGTCAACGATGCCATGGAGGATCTTAGCCACCTCAGCGTTGATGACAGGCAGCTGCGAGGCGATGATCAGGCTCGGGATACCACGTTTGGAAAAACCGTTGGCGATCAGCTCGTGTGCCTTCATCAGCTGAAGGAGCTGCTCACGACGAGACCTGTCCTCCGCCATCTTCTCCATGTCCGACTGGACCTTGCCGACCTCCGAGGCCAGCTTGAGCTTCTCGGCGTCGAGGCCCCGGACCTGGCGTTGGACGGTGTCGATGCTGTGACGCAAGGCGACAACCTCCGCGTTTTCCTCGTTCTTCAGGGCCTCCTCAAGCTCCTTCAGCTTCTGCTCTGCGCTTGTCAACGAGGAGCTCACTTCGACCAGGCTTGTCTCCAGCTTGTGAAGCTCGATCTGCTTGGATGACCGGGCGACCTGCAGCTTGGAAGTCATCTCCATCAGCTGCTCGATCTTGGCGACCTTTCCCGACAGGTCCTCAGACCTGAGGTCGACGAGAGCGCTCTCAGCCTTCTGTAGCTTTTCCAGGGCCCGTTGGACCTTCTCCCGTTGGGGCTCGACCTTGTCCTTGTTCTTGTGCGCGTCCTTGATGAACTTACACGTTGGAAAGCTGTCACCGCACGGCACATCGTCAAGGATCTTCAACGATCGCTCTTGCTGCTTCAACCTCTCAGCGTCCTTCTCATAGACGTGTCGCAGGGCATCCAGCGAGGCTTCGAGCGTCCTGTAGGCCTCAAGTCGCCGGCGGAGCTCAGGCAGGTCGTAGTCAGCTAACACCTGTTGGGCTGATGCGATCTTCTTCGCCTGTCGCTCATCCTCCTCGCTGATGGTCTGGATCTGCTTGCTGACGCTCGTGCGTTTGCTTGAGAGGGAGGTGACCCGCTCGCTTTGCTGCTCTACCTGCGTCTGGGTGACGGGGACGAAGTCTTTGAACGACAGAAGCTGCCGACGCAGGTCGTCGAGCCTGACGCTGGCATCGTGCAGGAGGTGGTCCTTCTCCTTGATCGCCTGGTTGTAGGTCGCAAGCTTGTTGGCGTGTTCCTCTTCCAGCTGGCTCCAGTCACGGTCAGGCAGGTTGCGCAGGACGCCCTTGCTAGCGTTGACGTCATCCTTGGCCAGTGAGAACATCCTGTCAAAGATGTCCAGGTCCAGGAACCGTGACAGGACCTGTCGCCGCCTGGTGGAGCCTTGGTTGATGTACTGCTTGACGTCGTCCTGGACGGCCACGCTGGTCAGCAGGGCGTCGTCCCCTGATCCCACCAGCTTTCGGATCACCCTTTCGGTGTCCTTCCGCTCTTCACCAGCGAGGTCAACCAGCTCACCGTTGTCCTCAACCCGAAAGACGTTGAGCTGAGTGGTGGCGTGGAACTGGCCGTAGCGGTTCTCGTGCTTTACGGTCTGCCGCTCGATGACGTACCGGGTGCCGTTGACGGCGATGATCGCCTTGGTGTAGCAGTACGGGTGACGAACGTTGATGATGTGAAGGTTCTTGACGCTACCCCTGTCCGTCATGTTGAACAGGGAGTACATGATGGTCCCGACGATTGACGACTTCCCGGCCCGGTTGGGTCCAAAGATGCCGACGATGCCAGGCAGCTGGTCGAAGTTGATGGAGTTCTTGGAACCGTAAGCAAAGACATTGTCGAAGGCCAGGTGCTGCAACGACCACTTGGTGTTGCGAACGATGTCATCGGTTCCCAGTGCCTGGGCGAGGTACGCAGCGACCTGGTCCCGGACCGCCTGCCATTCTGCTTCGGTGACGTTGGCAGACTTGTGGTAGTCCTTCAGGAGCTTGACCAGGACGTCCGGGTTGCGAAGGTCGTCCTTCACCAGGGTCGCCGCGCCGGCGCTGATCACCTCCCGGTTCGCCTGGTGCTCGTTCTTGAACGTGACCTCCGTCGCCTTCAGCTCCTGCTGGAGCTGGTGGGTGAGGTGGGTGACGTCCTTCTGTGACAGGAGTTCCTTGCTCCTGATCCTGAAGCGGCTGCCTGCTGGGTGCTTGTGGGCGACCTTCAGCGTCCTAGCGACGTCGCCTGACCACTCGACGGTGACATACGGCTTGGGGTTAGGGAGTGGGCAGAAGCTGACGTCGAAGCGCTGCCTGTCCTGGATGTCCCAGAGGAGGAACCCGTGTTCCAGCGTTTCCGCATAGTTCTGCTGGACAGGCGTGCCCGGGTACCCGATCCAGGGCTTCTTCGTGCGGATGCGGATCCTCTTGCTCATCCGATCACCTCAGCACCAGGATGGTTGGAAAGGTCTGCCTCGTCGATCTCCAACTCAACCTCGCGGCCGGCAAGGAACTGCTGGCGATGGATGTCCCCCAACAGGGCGAAGTCCCAGTTCTTGAAGTACTCGACAGTGATACCCTCCTCGACCAGCCAGTCAGTCTCGGTGAGGGCGCCGAAGACGGGACCGTGGTAGCAGGCGATGTTGACCTTCCCGGGCACAGGCTTGACGCTGTCCCAGTTCTCCTCATCGTAGAGGCTAAAGATGCCCCAGCAGTACCCGGGAGCAAACTCGTAGACGCCGCTCTTCTTGTAGAGGTGGATCCGGGGGTTGTTGAGGGCATCGACGATGGGAGTGATGGCGTCCTGCCGGGTGAGGTTGACCAGGTTCATGTCGTGGTTTCCCAGCGTCAGGTGGACCTCGGCGACCTCAGCCATGGCGGTCAGCCACCACGCCAGGACGTCGATGTACTCAGGCGACAGGCCTGTCGTCTTGGTGTGCCAGATGTCGCCCCCCACGAAGATGTGATCGACCTTCCTCTCCTTCACCTGTTGGTTGAAGGCTGTGAAGACCTCACGGTACTCGTCGTGTCGGTTCAAGGCGCGCCAGTGAATGTCTGCGGTGTGCGCGATCCTAAGCATGCGAAGGTACTGTACAGATCTGTATTCTGAACGACGCTAGCTGTACAAGATCAGGCCTTTGTGTGGGCCCTGATCTCAGGCTAGCGACGTGCGTGCCTTGGCGTCCAGCCTGTCAAAGAAGGCGTCCTGCCAGTCAAGGGGTCGAGCGTCTGCGATCAGCTGCTTCATCTCAAGCTTCGAAGCATTGCCCGGGTCCATGTCGGCCTCCATCCTGACGACCCTGACGGGGATGTCATACCCTGCCAGCCTACGAGCGATCTTGGGGGTCTTCTTCACCCTCATGTCACCGTCCAGCGCCAGGACAACAGGCGTGCTGTTGGCCAGGATCCGATTGAAAACAGCCGATTGCTCGTTCAGGTCGCTGCCCAGCAGCGGAACTGAGTTGTCAGGACACTTCATCAGGTCAAAGGCGCCCTCACACAGGACCATCTCTTTCGTCCAGTCCAGGTTCAGCTCATTGAAGACGATGGCTAGCTTGTCACCTTCAGGCATGTCGTACCTTGGGGTCCGGCGCTTGTCGATCGCCCTTCCCACGAACCAGTTGAGCTGCCCTTCGTGATCAAAAGAGGGCACCAATGCCCTTCGCTTCCACCGTGGATCGTTGCTGTACCCGATCTTGAAGTACCAAAGATCACGTTCCGTGAGGGCACGGCCAACAGGAAGCGGCTCCATGAGGTAACGCTTGATGGCCAGGACATCTGGATCGTGCGTCGAAGCCGTGACCAACAACCTGAAGTCCTTGGGTAAGGCGATCCTCTCGGGCTCGTCTGATGATAGGTTGATGAAGAGGCACCGAACGTTGGCCTCAGTGGCGGGCATGAAGCGATCACGGTACTCGATCAACTGGTCACGGGTCCCGAACTTCCTGACGAGCGGGACAAGGGTGTGTGCTTTGTACCCGCAGGTCCAGCAGTGGGTCCTGTCGTCCTCCATCAGGATCACCAGCTTGCGCTTCTGCGGGTCTCTGGGAGCACAGAACGGGCACTTGACGGCGAAGTTGCGGCCGTTGCGAGCCATCGTTCCCGAGCCGAAGACGCTCTCGATGAACCTCACCTTGTCGCTGATGCTGACTGCCGCCACGTGCGGATCATATCCCTAGGCCACCTTCTTGGACTTCCGTGCCTTCTTCTCTCGCGCAACCACGGGTCCCTCGATCGCAGCAGCTCGTGCGATGACGTAAGCGTCAGTAGCGTCACGGGACCAGTCAGCGACCTGCCCATTCTTCTTTAGGGGCCACTTGACGTCCTTCAGGTCGTTCTCGCTCATGTGCTTGAAGACCTGCTCCTTCTGGCTCATGCCAGCGACCGCTGTCCGTTGCAGCTTGATCCCAACAGCCTTTCGGGCGTGGTTGGCGCTGATGTACTCAGGCACCGCCCCCGTCCTGTTCCGGGCCAGGTTGCTGACGATGCCGTTGAACCTGAGCAGCATGCTGATCGTCTGGGCGCTCGACATCCC